AACTTAGTAACAATAGCAGGTGGAAGTACAAGAGTAGATAAGTTAGAAATAGATGGAGCAAATGACCACATCGATGTATCTACGGATATGGTTTTAACTGCAGCAGCAGATATAACTTTAACTCCAGGTGGTGCAAATGTAAAACCAGGTAGTGATAGCGCTATTGATTTGGGTGTAAGTGGAACGGCATTTAGAGAATTATTTGTAGATGCTATTGATTTAAATGGACAAGGTAGTATTTCAGTAGGTGGAACAGGAAGAATAGATTTAGATGGAGATGATGATACTTCAATTAGGGCTTCAGCAGATGATGTAATAACATTCGAAGCAGGTGCAGTTGATATTGCACAAGTAACTGCTACTCAAGCTATTAGTGGTTCATCAATCTCAACGGGTTCATTTGGAAGATTAGAATTAGCAGGTAATGCAAGTATAGATGGTGATTTAACCCTCGGTGGTAATATTACAATCGGTGATGCAGATAGTGATTCAATAACCATTAATGCAGATTTAACTTCTAATCTTATACCAAATGCAGACAATACTTATGATTTAGGTTCAAGTGCTAAACAATGGAAAGATATTTATATAAATGGTATAGGTTATATAGACCAATTAGGAACTGATGCTGATCCAGTAGCAGCTTATATTAGTAGTGGTGAACTTGATGGAACTGTTATTGGTGGAGAATCAGCCGCAGCCGCAACAGTTACAACACTTTCAGCGACTGGAGATGTTGATTTAGGAGATGCAACAAGTGATACCATTACGGCAACAGCTAGATTCGATTCTGATATAGTACCATCTACAGATAGTGCAAGAGATTTAGGAACTTCAGCATTACAATTTGCAGAAGCTCATATTGATACTGGTTATATAGATGCAATTACTGCTACAGGAACTTCTACACTTTCTACCGTAGATATTGGGGCAGGAGCAATTGATGGAACTACTATTGGTGCTAGTTCAGCAGCTGCAGCAACATTTACAACTGTAGCTACATCAGGAAATGTTAGTGGTTCATCTGTATCAACTGGTTCATTTGGAAAAGTTTTGGGAGATGCATCAGATATGACTGGCGTTACAGATGATGGTGCATTAGCTTTCTCAATAGTATTCGGAGGTTAATTTTGAAAAATTCGATATTTATAGTAGAAGAAATGTGTAAAAATAGGAACAAATAATGGCAAATACCTTTAAAAATGCAGCAACTGGATCTAATACAACAATAAATCCGTTTTATACTTGCCCAGGAGCTACAACTGGTGTAGTTCACGCAATTTACGTTAGTAATATTGATGGAACAAATGATGCTACAATAAACGTTACAGTTAGTGGTAGTGCCAATTTTACAACACGAAGACATATAATGAAAACAGTAAACGTACCTGCAGACTCAACCCTTGTTATTGAGAAACCAATTAATTTGGGAGCAGGAGATAAATTAGAAACACAAGCATCAGCGAATGGTGATTTAGAAGTATTTGCAAGTATTCTGGAGATAACCTAATGGGTGATGTCAGTTATATTGGAAAAAAACGGGTAAATACCGATACAGATATTATAGGTGATCTTGTAGTAACGGGATCAATAAGTTCTACTGGTGCAATTAAAGAGGCAGGTGTTGCTTTAGCAACATTAGATGCAATACAAAATATGGTTATATATGATGACAGTTTGGATACAATTTTTAATTTTGATTATGTTGGAACATCCGATGGTGATATTGTGGTACATAAGATAGGTTAAAATTAACAAGATGATATTTATTTAAAATAGGAACAACGAATGGCTAAATTACATAATGCGTTAGCAACAACAGAATTACATAATCCGAAAGGCATCGGAGTAGAAAGTTCAACCGAAATATTATTGACGATGAGTGCATCGTTAGGTGCGGTTAGTGCTAGTGCAAGTATAGTACCACATACTGCTGATACATATGATTTAGGTAGTGCTACACAAAGATGGAACAATATAACTGCCGCAGGTAATATTTCATCATCCCTAACATCTACAGGCTCATTTGGTAGATTAGAAATCGCAAAGAATGCAACAATTGATGGCACACTTACATTAGCAGGTGGAACAACAACAATTGGTGATGCAGCTAGTGATACATTAGTTATAACAGCAGATTTAGCATCAAACCTTATACCAGACGCTGATGGAACAAGAGATCTTGGTAGTTCAGCCGCTTCTTGGAGAAATATCCACTTAGATGGAACAGGTTCTTTCAAAAATACTATTACTACAAACAGAGCATATTTTAATGACGCAGGTGGTGAATACATTAGTGGAGACGGAACAGATTTAAACTTAGTGTCAAGTGCTGACATTAATATACCAGCAGACATTGGTCTTACTTTTGGAGACGATGGGGAAAAAATTGAGGGAGACGGCACAGATTTAACTATAGCAGGTAACAACATTAATCTTACTGCAGTAGCTGACGTAAACATACCATCAGGCGTAGGACTTACTTTTGCTACGGCTGAAAAAATAGAATCAGATGGAACAGATTTAAGTATAACCGTAGGTGGAAGTGGTGATATTAACATTCCAGCTAACATCGGATTAACATTCGGTGATGACGGTGAAAAAATTGAGGGAGACGGCACAGATTTAACTATAGCAGGTAACAACATTAATCTTACCGCAACTGCCGATGTGGTAGTTCCCGCAGATGTTGGTATTACATTTGGAACAGGTGAGAAAATAGAAGGAAATAATACAGATTTAACAGTTACCTCTGGAGCAGACATTAATCTTACAGCTGTTGGGGATGTTAATATCCCATCTGGTGTTGGAGTTACATTCGGTGATGATGGCGAAAAGATTGAAGGCGACGGAACTGATCTTACTGTAGCGTCAAGCGCAGCATTAACTTTAGATGTAGGAACTGATTTAGCAATTAATGTCGATGGTGGAGATGTAACTTTTCACGATGATGCGGCTCACTTAGCTAATATATCCATTAGTAAAATTAGTGGTTCAGCAACATCAACTGGTTCTTTTGCTGAAGGTAGAATTATAAATAAACTTGGTATTAATGAATCAGCACCCGCTGAAGCATTAGAAGTTGGTGGAAATGTAAGTGGTTCAGGTACAGGTTCTTTCCATCATGGTTTAATTAGACAAAGATTATATGCATATGATGCAGGTGGAGAATTTATCTCAGGTGATGGAACAGATATGACATTAAATTCTGGAGCAGATATTAACTTAACTGCTACGGCTGACGTCAATATACCATCAGGAGTTGGAGTTACATTTGGTGATGACGGTGAAAAAATAGAAGGAAATGGAACTGACCTAACAATCGCTTCAAGTAACGAACTAAATTTATCAGCAACAACTGATGTTGTGATACCAGTAGATGTTGGTCTTCATTTCGGGGATGGTGCTGAAAAGATAGAATCTAACAATACTGCACTTACAATTAATTCTGGTGAAGATATTAATTTGACAGCAACAACTGATATAAATGTTCCATCTGGTGTCGGTCTTACTTTCGGTAATGACGGTGAAAAGATTGAGGGTAATGGAACTAATCTTACTATAGCAGGTGGTGATATTAATCTTACTGCAGAAGCAGATGTAAATATACCAGCTGATATCGGATTGACATTTGGCGATGACGGAGAAAAAATTGAGGGTGATGGTACAGATATGACTATCGCTTCGAGTGGTATTTTAACATTATCTTCAGGTGGAAATACGATAATTGAAACTGTTACACTTAATGATGGAAATGTAACAATTCCTGGTAACTTAACTGTTACTGGCGATAGACTTGAAGCACAAGTAGGTAGTTTACAAGTCGCTGACCATACAATAACAGTTGGTAGTGGTTCAGCTACATCCGCACTAATGCAGAATGGTGGTATAGATTGGGGTATAAGTGGTAGTATAGCATTTTTAAGATATAGACACGCTGGAACGGCAATATCTTCAAGTGTATTCTTAGAAGCACCAAAACTTACAGTAGATACGATTACTTTAGACGCTGCTGAAATTGATGCAAGTGGTGCATTAGATATAGATACGGGTGGAGATTTAACCTTATCTGCGACAGGAGATGTAAACATACCAGCTAACATTGGTCTTACATTCGGAGATGACGGTGAAAAAATTGAAGGTGATGGAACTGATTTAACTGTAGCCTCAAGTGCTAAACTAAACTTAACTGCTACTTCTGATGTTCATATTCCAAAGAATGTCGGTTTAGTATTCGATGATAACGCTAGTGAGAAGATTGAATCAAATAATACAGATTTAACTGTTAATTCGGGTGCAGACATAAACTTAACAGCTGTAGGTGATGTAAATATCCCAAGTGGAGTTGGAGTTACTTTCGGAGACGACGGAGAGAAAATCGAAGGTGATGGCACAGATTTAACAATCGCTGGTGCAAAGATTAATTTAAGTCCAGGTACTGATGTTCATATTCCTAACGATAAAGGTGTTGTATTTGGAGACGACGGAGAAAAAATTGAGGGTGATGGAACTGACCTCACTATAGCATCAAGTAACGACTTACATCTTACGGCTACGACAGATATTAATGTTCCTGCTAATGTTGGTATGACTTTCGGAAATGACGGTGAAAAAATTGAGGGAGACGGCACAGATTTAACTATATCCGCTAACATAATAAAATTAAATAGTACTGTAACAAGTGGTTCTTCTGTTTCGACAGGTTCTTTTGGAAGAGTTGAGGCTTCAACGATAGGTGGAACTTCACCATTAGCAATCGATTCAGATAATCTTGTTCTTGATACAGATGGTAATCTATCGGGTTCAGGTACAGGTTCTTTTCATCATGGATTAATTAGACAAAGGTTATATACATATGATGCAGGTGGAGAATTTATAAGTGGTAATGGAACTGCACTTACACTTAATTCTGGTGAAGATATTAACCTTACAGCAACTACAGATATTAATGTTCCTGCAGATGTAGGTCTTACCTTTGGTAACGACGGAGAAAAAATCGAAGGCGATGGAACAGATTTAACTATTGCAGGTAACAATATTAATCTTACTGCAGTAGCTGATGTTGTAATACCTAATGATGTGGGTATTCAGTTCGGTGGTGCTAGTGAAAAAATCGAAGGTGATGGTACTGACTTAACAATCGCTGGTGCAGATATTAACTTAACTGCAGTGGGTGATGTAAACATTCCATCAGGTGTAGGTGTAACTTACGGTAATGATGGTGAAAAGATTGAAGGCGACGGAACTGACCTCACTATAGCATCAAGTAATTTATTAAACTTAACTGCTACAACTGATGTTGTAATTCCAACTAATGTTGGTTTACATTTTACAGATTCAGCTGAAAAAATAGAATCAGATGGAACAGATTTAACTATAAATTCTGGAGCTAAAATTAACTTAACTGCTACTTCAGATGTTCATATTCCAAATGATGTTGGTATTGTGTTCGGTGGAGCTAGTGAGAAGATTGAGGGTGATGGAACTGACTTAGTGATATCAGCAAACAATCTAACAGTAGATGCAGCTGCAGATATTGTATTAGATGCTGGTGGTAATGATACGGTAATTAAATCAGGTGGAACTACAATCGCTTCGTTTAAAAACGCTTCAAGTGATTTTGTAATTGTTACGGATGTTGACGATAAAGACATAATATTTAAAGGGCAAGATGATACTTCTGAAATAACAGCTCTTACATTAGATATGAGTGCAGCAGGTCTTGCAAACTTTAACAATGACGTTGTGGCATTCTATTCTTCAGACGAAAGATTGAAAGATAATGTGGTGAAAATTGGAGATCCATTATTGAAACTTTCAGAACTTCGTGGTGTAGAATTTGATTGGAATGATAATAAAGAAGTATTTGCAGGTCAACATTCATATGGTGTTATAGCACAAGAAGTAGAAAAAGTTCTTCCTGAAATCGTAACTGAAAGAAGTGATGGATATAAGGCTGTTAAATATGAGTTAATAGTTCCATTATTGATAGAATCTATCAAAGAATTACATAAAAAAGTTGAACATATAGAAAAAAATTGTGAATGTTTGAACAAATAATTAATATTTATTATTAACATAAATTAAGAGGAAATGTTATGGCAGAAGAGTCAAAATTAGTTGACAAATTGGAAAAAGAATCTAAAGAAGTCAAGTTTACAGAAGAAGAGTTAAATGGACTGAAGCAAATTCAGCAAGACTATCTTGAATGTCAAACTGCATTTGGTCAGGTTGCTATTCAAAAAATAGCACTTCAACAACAAATTGATGCTTTGGCAAAATCAGAAGAAGAATACGCTAAAAAATATCAAGAAACTCAAGTAAAAGAGAAAGAAGTGGCTACAGAATTGAATGACAAATATGGTTCTGGTAATTTAGATCCCCAAACTGGTGTATTTACACCAAATAGTTAAAAAACTACATTAAAAATAACAAAAAAACCCTTACATTGTTGTGTTTGGGTTTCTTTGTTTATATTTATAAATAATTAAATAAAAATTTCTTTATTTTAAAACTCATTTAGGAGAAACTCAATGGCTGAAAGAATAGTAAGTCCTGGTGTATTTACGCAAGAACGAGACTTATCATTTCTTCCACAAGGTGTAGCGGATATAGGAGCGGCAATTATTGGCCCTACCTCTAAAGGTCCTGCTTTCACACCTACAATACTTAGAAATTATTCTGAGTTCGAAGAAGTGTTTGGTGGTCTCGATAAGCGTTTTTATACGCCATATACTGTACAACAATATTTACGTTCCGCTGGTTCGGTAACGGTCGTGAGGGTTTTAGGACTAGGTGGATATGTACCTGATATAATTACATTATCAAGTAGAATTAGTGGGTCAACTAAAGATCACGCATTAGCTGTTTTAGCACCATCACGTGGTGGTACAAACGGAACTGCTGACTTGACACCATCTACAGGTAGTGGAACTTTTACTAATTACACATTAGTAGTTAGTGGAAGTGGTATCACAACTTATACAAAAACAGTTTCGTTTAGTACAGGTAGTGCAAATTATATTGGAGATGTCCTTAGTACAGACCCCCAGATATCAGATGATGGAGCAGGTACAACAATACCAGTTTATCTTTACAAAAACTTTAAGGGAATCCAACATTCCACAGGTTCAGGTGCTTGGCAATCGCCAGTTACAGCATCAACAGGAACACTTGTTTTAAATTCAGGTGTAACTACTTTTGATGCAAATGGTAATGCTGACACATGGACAGGTAACAAAGATTATAGTGTAGCTAGAACACCATACCTACAATCACAATTGGTAGCTGGTTCAAGATACAACTTATTCAGAGTATATACTCGTTCACATGGAACAGTTATGAGTAAGACATATAAAGCTAATATTTTGAATGTAAAAGCAGCATCTGCAATAGCAGGTAGCGATTATGGTTCTTTCTCTTTACAGGTTAGACACCACGCACCAAATAAAACAAAAGACAATCAGATAGTAGAACAATTTGATAATTTAACATTTGATCCAGATGCAGCAAATTATTTCGCTAAAGTAATTGGTGATAGATTTGTTGAAATCGATTCAAATGGTAAGTTGACATATAAAGGTGATTATCCAAACATGAGTAAACATATTCGTGTTGGTGATTATAACAATTTAGAAAATATGCCAAAAACAGTTGTTCCTATGGGTCATGGCGCAGTAAATATTCCTGTAGCTAGTGCACCAAGTGCATCTTTTGTTCACACACAACAGAATACTAACGGTGATTTCGATTCAAACATATATTATGGTTTTGATTACGATATGGATAAACGTCCTGATAATGGTGAGTATCTAGCACCTATTTATTCAGCAGCCGCTACAACAGGTAATGTCTCTATGTCTCTTGAAAATATGTTAGGACACGCTGACGCAAGTGCATTAGCATCTACATATTCAGACGCTACAGAAAACATTACATTATCACTTTCAGCTATTGGTCAGAGGAAATTTACAGTTCCTTTCCAATGGGGATTTGATGGTGATAATCCTGGTAATCCAAAACTCACAGGTAATGACATCACTGCAGCTAACACACAAGGATTTGATATCTCAAGTGCTACAGCAAGTGGTTCAGTAGCTTACAAACGAGCAATTAATGCTATAAGTAATCCTGATGAATTTGACATTAACTTGTTAGCAACACCTGGTGTAATACACAGATTACATCCAAAAGTAACTAATCATGCTATTCTTAAAATAGAAGCAAGAGCAGACGCTTTTTATGTGTTGGATGCAGCTGCATACGGAGACTCTATTGCTACAGTAACAAATACTGTAAGTGCTTTAGATACAAACTATGCAGGAACATATTACCCCTGGGTTAAGATAGTTGATGGAGACACAAACAGACCAGTTTGGGTCCCACCATCAGTTGTATTACCTGGAGTAATCGCATTTACTGATAAAGTCGCACACGAATGGTTCGCACCAGCAGGTTTGAATCGTGGTGGTTTGACTACGGTATTAGAAGCAAAATCAAGATTAACACATTCAGAAAGAGATGATCTTTATGAAGATAGAGTTAATCCAATCGCTTCATTCCCTGGTCAAGGTGTTGTAGTTTTCGGACAGAAAACATTACAATCCAAACCATCAGCATTAGATAGAATCAATGTTCGTAGATTGTTGATTGCATTGAAGAAATTCATCGCATCATCTTCAAGATACTTAGTATTCGAACAGAATACAGTAGCTACACGAAACAGATTCTTGAATATTGTTAATCCTTACCTTGAAAGTGTACAATCCAATAGTGGTTTAAGTGCATTTAAAGTAGTAATGGATGAAACTAACAATACTCCTGATGTTGTGGATAGAAATAGATTAGTTGGACAAATCTTTATTCAACCTACAAGAACTGCAGAGTTCATTGTGTTGGATTTCGTTGTTCAACCTACAGGAGCATCGTTCCCTGAATAAGTTTGACTTATAAACAACGCTGTCTTATGACGAGAAGCCCCAATTTCGGTTGGGGTTTTTCTTTACATATAAAACTTCTATAAAACTAATAAAAACAATATATTTTGATATTACTTATTTTTTTATTTTATGATATTTATATAGGAAGATAAGAAAATGCTTTTATTAATGGAGACAAATAATGCCTGATATTCTCGATACCAACGAAATATTCTTTACACCATTTGAACCGAAAACAAAGAACCGGTTTATTATGTATATAGAGGGTATTCCATCATATTTAGTTAAAGCGGCTGCAAGACCACAGATTCAATTTGAAGAAATGGTTTTGGACCACATTAACGTTAAAAGACACCTTAAAGGAAAAGGAACTTGGCAACCAGTTGATATAACATTATACGATCCTATCGTTCCAAGTGGTGCACAAGCAGTTATGGAATGGGTTCGTTTAGGGCATGAATCTGTAACAGGTAGAGATGGTTATGCAGATTTTTATAAAAAAGATGTTACATTCAATATGCTAGGGCCAGTTGGTGATATAGTAGAGGAATGGACATTGAAAGGTGCTTTTATAACAACCGCAAATTTTGGTGAAATGTCTTTCGACTCAAATGAGCCAGCAGACATCACCCTAACATTACAGTACGATTACGCAATA